TGAATATCTTCTTTCAATTGTACCATTTCAGATTTAATACCTTTCGATACTGTACCTTCAACGATATTCGATGCTTTATTGATAAAGTCTTTCTTAACTTCTTCAAATTTAGCCTTGCTATCTCTAACAAGTTTAACTTTGGTTTCTGCTAAGTCTTTCTTATCAGCATGGAATTCAGCAATTTCTTTCGAAAGTGCATTAACAATAAAAGATTCAAGTTTGGCTACGTTACCTGCAACTGCTTTACGATCTTCACGAAGTTCTGCTAATTCATTCTTAAGATTTTTAAGAACAAATGCTTCCATAGCTTTTGAATCTTTTACGATTTTATTAGCATATTTGGCTTTAGCTTCAATAAGTCCTTGGCGGTCTTCTGCAAATTCAGAAAGCTCTGCTGTAATTCTGTCAGCCAGCATCTTCTCAACTGCTTCAACCATTGCGGTCTTATCGTGTTCGTACTTCTGTGCATATTCTTCACGCAATTGTGTAGTAACATTATCACGGTTATCTTGAACGGTTTTTTCCCAAGCGGTCTCAATTTCCGACTTGACTTCTTCGGAAATCACATTGTTTTCAAATAGTTGTTTTACAAACTCTAGCATTGTGATTCTCCTACGCTTTATTTAGACTTGAAATAAAATTTTTCAAGCTCTCTGCTATATATCTTTGTGCCTGTGTATCGCCTTGTACTTCTTGTGCCACTTGAAATGCCTTGTAGCCACCTTGTGCGTTCATAAGGTGTTCGTAAACTGGTGTTGGATATGCTCCCGGGGCAGATGGTTGAGCTACAACGTCAACAGTAATAATTTCAAATCCTTCAACATTACCGTTTCCGTCAACTTCTCCCGAACCTCTACTTGAGACTCCCAACTTGACTCCTGATTCCAACATCGATGAAACAATTTGTCCCATCGGCGTTGGTAACATTTTAAGTTTTCCGTAGCCATTTGGACCATCCATCCACATTTTTGTAATCATGTGACTGACCCTGTCCAAATTGATGCGTAAATCTTGTGGGTGATCAACTTCACCTAGCACTGAATACCCCCCAGAAATCTGTTCGTTGAGCGTCTTGACAGCCCTATCAATTTCTTTAGAAGAATAAACACGCTGATTAGCGTTACGAATGTCACCTTGAATACAGATGCCACTCAAATGTAACGACTTACCATCCGCCTGCTCATCACGCTCAATTACGATTTTAGCCTGATCGAAGCTCAGATGTTCTGCTAGTGTAGTTTTCACTTATAGTCTTCCTTTTTACTATCGTTTGCTACGGAAAATCGATTGCTTGTTATCAGCTGATTCGCCTGCACCTTTTTTCTCTGCACCATGACCTTTTTGTGCATTCATTTTAGTTGCATTCTTTGAACCAGGCGTGTTAACGTTGCCCATATTCTCTTCTTTAGGTGTAATGTCTGCTAGTCCACCGTCATTTTTACCTGAGTCATCGCTGCTTTTAGCAATGTTAGCACTAGTTCCGCCCATGTCGTTTTTCATATTATCAACGACTGACTTCTTGTTGTCTGAACTTTCAGCTGAACCTTTTGTTTCAGCACCGTGTCCGCCAGCAACTTTTTCTACGTACTCTCTAAACGTGTCTAACTCATCAACTTCTGGAGCAATTGCTGCGTCAACAGCTTCTTCTGCATCCATGTCTGGCATGTCATCGCTTTCGCCTTCTTCGCCATCATCACCTTTGATTTCGTCAAATTTTGCTTGTAACTCATCAACAATTGAATCTAAGTCTTGGAATAACTCAGCTGGCTCTTTTTCGCCTTCTTCTGAGTCTGCATCAACTTCTGATTCTAAGTCGTCTGTAGGATCGCCACCCATATCAGGCATATCGTCTTCGCCTTCAATTGCAACGTCTTCAAACTCTTCATCGACTTCTTCGTCTTTTGAGTCTTCTTTAACTTCGTCTTCGTCAGTAGCTTCGTCAACTTTGTCTTCTGCGTCATCGTCTGATGCTTCATCAACTTTATCTTCTGCATCATCATCTTTAGATGCTTCGTCAACTGCTTCGTCTTCGTTATCTGAAGTTTCGTCTACTTCCTCATCTTTCATTTCTTCTTCAATAAGGTTTTCGTAGATTTCACGTGATTTAGAAACCACGTACTCGTGAAATAATTCTTCTGCTTTTTCTTGGTTATCATTAACCAAGTTTTCAAGCATTTGTTCTAATGTAGATTTATCTGCCATTTTAGTTCTCCTTGAAATTATCGGTAAGGCTGTTTGTTATATATTTACATAATTGTTATAAAAATAGGGTTAAATGGTAGTATTTTGACTCATTCTGTGTTGATATATAGTTCCTTCAAAGGTATTGTCAAAATCACGCAAACTAATATGCTTTAGATTAGTATGCTGCGGACCTAGTTTATCTGGTATAAATGCACCATCTTCAATGATTCTATAAAAGGTTGTCTTGGTAAATTCCTTAATAACCTTCTCTGTTTGACTTAACCAGTTGCCAAAAAACGTTGCAGAATCAGTGGTTTTCTTGTAATTAAAGGTGTCTGCATATACATTATTAAACTTTCCTTTAAGTCCTTGATAGTCAAAACCAGCGATGTAAACGTGTCTGTGTCCGTTTTGCGCTGCAAACCATAGTGCTGTTGGGCCACTACTCCATCCTTTGTGTGGACTAAAAAAGTTAATACCAGTATTAGTTTTAATACCTTTATTAGGATTAGTCCAAACTGTACCCTTTTGATGGTAGTTTGCTTCGATCATCTCATTAACCATTTTAACATCTACTGCTACAATGTAATGAGGATCAAATTCTCTATATTGTGCATTACAGCCATACACTGTGCCAACTTTTAAAAGTTTTTCACAGTCAATAGCTCTACGGCTCATGCCGTTACCTAATACAAATGCTATATCTTTGTGGAGTTTTTTATTCTTCTTGCTCAAGCTTCGCCCCATACATTTGTCTAATAAAATCTAGCTCTGATTCTTTTTCAGCAACATGAGCTTCGGATTGTAATCTTAATTGATTAATTTGACGTAATGTAAGGCGTATTTTTCTAGTGTCATCTTTTTCAAGGACGTCATCGTCTTTCTTATTGTCGTAACGACGGTCAACGGAAAAATCGTTTACGTCATCGTTAAAATATAAAAATTCTTTCAAAAGCATACTAGTATTTATTAAACTGCAGGAGTTTCTGCTGTTTCTCCACCACTTACATCATCTGCCGGAGGTGCTTCAGCTGGCGCTTCTGCTTCTTCGGCTGCACCGTCTGTTGCCATCCCCGTAGGCGTTACACCTACTGATCTTAACTCCGCACCAGCATCACCTGGTTCTTGTAAGTTACCGGCATTTTCTTCTTTCCACATTTTTTCATTTTCCACAATTTCTTCTTGTGATAAACCTAAGTAACGTTTCATTGCAAAACGTTTACTTAAATGCGGAATTGCATCTACTACACTAAAAATATTCGCTCTGGTAGTATCAAGTTCTGCTTGTCTGTATGCTGCAAAGTTTTGTGGTGGTTGGAAGTTAATGTTAAACAGTGATGCATCAATGTTATAGCCGTTACCGTCTAACCAAAGTTTAAACTCTTTGTCAAACGCTTCACACATAATGCTTTGAAGTCTTTCGCAGTATTTGTTAAATCTTAATTCTTGGATATATGCTGTTCCTACTTTACCGTCTGAAACAGTGTTTGCTTGTTCATCAATTGATGTTGGCAAATAACTTGCTGGAATACGTAAAGCTCTAAACAGTTTGTTAGTAAAGTATTTTAAATCTGTAATTTCACCTAGGTTAGTTCCACCCGGTAATGTTTCAACTTTAGAACCTCTTCCTTCTGCTGTTTGTGGGAAGAAGTAATCTTCGTTAGTTGATAACGGATTATAACTTGCATCAATAACACTTGTTCCACCGCCTGTTGAACTAGGAATACGTCTTTGTTGTATTTCGTTTTTAACTTTTTCAACAAAACTCATTGCCATGTGTGCAGGCATGTTACCTACATCAACATAAAAAATTCTTCTTTCAGGAGCACGTTGAATTCTATAAATGATAATTGCATCTTCTAGTAATTCTTTTTGCTTGTAAACTTTAAACACACTTTCAAGTAATGAATTACCAAATGGGTAATTGT